CCACTTCATCGCCGCTTCGGGCGTGAAGACCGTCGGGGAATTCTCGCCCTCGTAGAATTTCAGCGAGAGCGATTCGCCGGGCGTCACATCGTCGATCATGGACTGAGCCTTGAAACCGTTGTTCAGCATGACCTGGACGGCGAGCCATTCTTCGCGGAACGCGATTGCGCGTTCAAGCGCCTGCTCGTCGTCGCGGAGGATGTTGATAGACCGCTGATCCGGCGAGAGATCGGAATAAAGAGCTTCGCCGAAATTCCTCTGTTCCAGAACGTCCTGCGTCAGAACGCGGGAGGGAGCGACCTTCGGCGGCTTGTAGCCGAAGATTTCATATCCGTCGCGGTCGATCGGAATATCGCCGACGCGCTTGGATACGATGTCCGCCATCTTGCGGTTGTCTCGCTTGCGTTCGAGGAGAACCTCGTCGGACTTGAAGATGTCGCCGGGGTTCGTCGGGAAGTAGCGGTCACGGAAGAAGGACGGGACGGGAGAGACGTAATTGTGGATCATCGCGAGGGATCGCGTGGTCAGAAGATCTGCATTGATAGGCATTTACGTTTCACACCTCCTTAGAGATTGGTCTTGTTTTTGAGCACGATTCCGCGAATGCGGAGCGCGTCGATGTCGGCGTCGGTCAGGGTGTAGCCGTCCGCCATGGTGAGAAAATCGGGATCGAAGCATCCTGCGGTGTATACGGCAACCGTCTCGTCGTCTTCTGTACCGACGTCAAGGTCGTCGCAGAGGATGCAGTCGGGAGTTCCCTCTCCGGAACCGATAACGGCAAGCTTGCCGTCTTCGCCCTTCACGAGCACGGTTCCGCGTTTGATCGTCCCCTCTTCAGAGAGTTTCCCGATCTTGCCGCCTCCGATCTGAACAGGCGGCAGTGTGCCGGAGATCAGACCGTCGAAAATCATCTCGCCGAGTTTGTGATTGAGTTCGACCATGGATTACTTGTCCTCCTTCCCGAGAGTAGCGGCAATCGCCGCGTCTGCTTTCTCCTGCGCGCTCATGGATCGCGGCTCCTCGATGGGAGCGGGAGCGGCGGGAACGGCATTGACATTCGCGTTCTTCGCGTCATCAGCGGCGGCGGCAAGGAACGACTGTCCCCGCTTTGCGCTCGCCTGTGCCGCTCTGTAAGCGAGCTCGCGCGCGTCGCATGCGGTCTGCCCGTATCGCGCTTCATGCACCATTTCGGCATTGCCTATGGTAGCAGCGATGTCGTCGATCTCGGACAGGCGTCTGCGCTCGTCGGCTCTTGCGGCCTCTTCGATCTGGGCAACGATTTCCGGGTGCTGAACCCGGAGTTCTTCGAGTGTCATCGTGTGCACTCCTCCTTCATTGTCGCCGGGTTCTCCCGGCTGATTTGGGATATTCACAGGCGCGGCGGGATTGCTCCCGGACGCATCCGGTGTGACAGTTTTCTCTCCCTCTCCGGGATCAACCGGAGGGTTTTCGGCAGTCGGCACGGAATCCGGTGCGAACATGCCGGGGGCAAGGTGGAATTCGACGCCTTTGACATAGAGCGTTCTTCCGTCCGCAGATGCGGCGATCCCGAGCGGCTTAGCGTCTTCGATCAGCTCGTCGGCGAAACCTTTCTCGACCGCCTCTTTCCCCGTCATGTAAGTCGTCTCCGCCATCATGTGAAGAATCTGCGTTTCGGAAAGCCCGGATTTGCGCGCGTAGATCGAAGCCTGAGCCTTGTCGTAGGCGTCCCTGTGTTCTGCTTCCTGCCGGAGTTCGTCCGCGTTATACCCGCCGAAAAGAATCGACCAGCATTTGTGAATCATCACAAGCGAGGACGGATTGATCCGGACGTGATCGCATGCACACATAATCAGGGATCCGCCGCTCATGGCAACGCCATCGACGATGCAGCTGACGTTCGCTCCCTGTGCCGCCATTTCGCGGATCCGGTTGTGGATCAGCACCGCGACGGCGGCATCTCCCCCGAGGGAGTTAATCCTGAGCGTGATGTTTCTGCTTCCCCGGATGCGTTCGAGGTCTGCGAGAAATTCGCTCTGCACGATGTAGTCACCGTCCACGGGCTTTCCGTACCAGTCGGTCGGTCTCTCCTCGACGATCTGCCCATAGAGAGTGACCTCTGCGTCGTCCCCGGTTGACTGCATGCAATAGAAATCCCGCCTGATCTCGAACGGAGCGGCGGGGATATGCTTATTGATTTTCGGCATTGTAGTTCCTCCTCCGCCATACGGCGGATTTCGAGTTATATGGCAGCGCGAACCATTCCGCAAGTCCCGCAGAACAGTTCTCGCGGCATCTGTGTTCGCGCATGTGCGGGCAGTAGAGACAGAGATCGGCGGAAAGAGCAAGAACAACATCCGCCATCTTCCGAGTGGAGAGAGACAGGAAATGTTCAAGGTTGGTCATTCTTCGCCGTCCTCCGGATCGGAATCTTCATCCGGCCCCATTTCAAAGGCTGCTGCTCCGGCTTCTTTGAGGAGATCATTTTCCCGCCCGAGCTGAACGGCATTCGCGCGGAAATCTCCTCCGCCGAGCTCGCGTGTAATCTGCTCGTAAGTCTTCACGCCGTAGGAAGCAAGAGCAAGAGCTGCCTCCGCTTCCTTCTTCGGGTCGAGCTGTCCCTGAACGGGGCCGATCCATTGCGCACCGCACCAGGCGGAACGGACAAGCGGATCATCGAAGAATCCCGGCGCGATCACTCTTCCCCGCGCTACGGCTTCGGCAAGCCACCGTTCATATACGGGCTGGCAGAAGTCCTCCACGAGCCACACGCGCCGCATTTTGAACGCCTCCCATGCTTCGAGAAGCGCGCCGCGAGAAGCGGAATAGGAGGACGTGAACTCTTTGAGCAAGACCTCATAAGGGATTTCAAGCGCCGCGCCGATGGAACGGGAGATCGTCTTCACGAAGGTATCGAATCCCGCGGTTGGAATCTGGGGCGAACCAAACTGCACCGTCTCGCCCGGATCAAGATGGACAACCGTTCCCGGCCCCATCTGATATTCGTTATCGCTGTTCCTCGCGTCCTCTTCTCTCCCGCTCCCCTCAGTCGGTCCGACGTCATTGAATGGGAATTCCGTCTTGTCTGTCTCCGTCTCGATCCACGCGGTGAAGAAGCTCTGAACCAGCGCGGACATCAGTTCGCTCTCGGTGTAGCGGCGGAGTTGCAAGCAGGCCTCGATGACGGGGGTAAGAAGCGGAACGCCGCGATATTGGTCGGGCCGCTCGCTCTCCATGATGTGAAGGACATTCGGCATTCCGGTCTTCTCACCGACAGCCTCGATCCTCACCCATTTCGTGTCCCCAGATACGAGCGCGGAATCCGGGTAACGGTCGCAAATATAGTAGGCTGTGACAAGTCCGTTCTCGTCAACCTCTACGCCGTCATGGATGCGCCGCCCGGCTCCGGGTTTATCTTCCGGAACAATCCCCTCTGTGTCCGCAAGCGAGCTTATGACCCCTCCCCTCGCCCACGTCGGCGTGCATACGCGGTCGGCCTCGATGACATGGAGGCGGAGAGAGTACGGATTGAGAGGTGTCGGATCGGCGGATTTGAGAACGACAAAGCAGTCTCCGGACATCAGCCATGATTTCAGAACCAGCTGCTGAATCGCGTTGAAAGAGGATGTTCCGAGCGCGTCACAGTTTTTCCGCCCGGCCCATAACTTGAATTCCGCCTCTGTCTTCTTCTGCCATGATACGGCGGAATCCTCTCTCAATCCGAGAAACTCGGCGTCGATGCTCGTCTCGAGCGTCAGTCCCGTGCCGACGATCTTTGTCCGCATGGAGTTGATCGCCGACGTTCCGACAGAGCCGGACATATATAGCATTCTGGCCCGCTGGCGCAGCGTCCGGTTGTTATTGTCTATATCCTCAATGGCGGACAGAGAGCGCGCGGTAAAATCCCGCATTGATCGCCGGAAGTAGGACGCGCCGGATTCGCTGTAACCGCTTGCATATACTTTTTCCATGATTTCCTCCGTTATAAGAACGGCGCATGAGCGGGAGCCTGTCCGCCTGTAAGTTGGCAGGAGACAGGATAGACGCCAAGGAGCGGAGACGCCCTGGACAGACCCCCTCTGACGCGCCGCGCTTTGATTCAGCGGTCACGCGGGACTACGGCGACGGCTTTCCTCGCGCTTGCTCCTGCGAGCAGGGCTTCAAGCTCTTCGATCTTCTCCTCGCACTCCTCGATCTGTTTCCAGAGATCGCCAAGGTCAAGCCGGGTAAGTTCCCGGTCGTCAATGACATAGGACTGTGCACCGCCCTCTACAAGAGCTTCATATGCGGCGTAGAGCTTATCGCGAAGGCGTGTATAGAATTCGATCCGCCCTTCGATGCGCTTGATTTTCTTCTTGTCCATACTCTCACCATGGGTCGTAGTATTTGTCGATGTTCGTCTTCTTCGACGGCTTCTCTTTCTGAGCCGTCTTCCTCTCCTTCGGCGCATAAGCCATGCCGGAGGCTTTCGCTTGATGCGCTTCGCGGATCTGATTCTCCTTCGCGTCAAGGTTCTGCATCACAGTTCTGAGCGCGGCAAGTGCATAGTTTCGGCAGTCAAGCCGCTCGTTCCGCTCGTGCCCCGGTATTTTTTCCCAGACCCATGGATGCTTTTGTGTCTCGCGGTAGACAAGCCGCTCCGAGAGAAGCCCTTGAAAGAACGCATATCCATAGTCATCCCGGCGAGGGAAATGCGCATAACCCGGCCCGGCGGTCTCAACGCGGATCGAATCCATTATCATCTGCTTCCCGGCGTCGACACCGATAGGATAAACCCAACAGGAGCCGTAGTGCTGCCCGTTGATGATGATCTTCTGCTGCTTGGGAGGGGACATGAAGGGACGATCCTGCCCCGGCATGCCCTTGATCGCATAGAGGTTCTTCGAGGCCCGCGCTCTGCAATGGATTCGGACTTCCTGCGTATAGTGACCGCCCTCGTCCTGAAATGCCGCGGCGATCCTCATGCCCACTCCGTCGCTGAACCGATAGACGTGATCGAGTACCTCGTCGAGCTGTTGCCATGTAGATTCATCGCTCGGCTTTCCCATAATGATTCCTGTTTGGATTCCCCATGTTTCGCCGAAATGCCCGTGACCGACAACCTCGTATTCGAGACGATCGTCCTGCGTATCGATTCCGCATGTCAGCAGGAGCACGCCGTCCGGCAGCTCCGCCCCGTATTCCTCGCGCCGAGAGAGGAGACCTTCTTCGTCCATCGTATCGCCTCGGTTTTCCCAAACCTTCCCGAACACGGTATTATAGACGACCTGCATCTTCCGGGAATTGCCTTTCGCTTCGAGGAATTCGAGGACGATCTTGTCCCACGTTTTCCACGTCGATACAAATGCATTGAGCCAATAGCTGACGCACCCATTCTTGACAGCGTCCGGATTGTCGTGCATCCACTTCGACGGCTGCTTCTTCATTGTCGTCTCGTCTGAGGCCGCGCCGCATCCGGGGCACAAATAAAAGACGTCCTTGACCTCGAACGTCTTCTTCCGGCTGATAACCCGTTCCTCGTACTCGAAGCGGATATCCTCCCAGCGTATTTCGTGATATTCCCCGCAATGCGGGCACCGTGTTACCCAACGGGCCATTGTACCGCGTGAATATGCGTCTTCGATAGCGGATGCGTTATGAATTGTCGGGGTGGAGACCTCGATCGCCTTGGCGTTATAGAACGTAGTCTGACGTTTCATCGCCAAATCCCACGGATCCCCTTCACCCCCGGCGTCAACCGCCCAACGGTCACGCTCGTCTCCGATGATATACCGGATCGGCTTACTCGCAAGGGCGTGAGCCTGACCGGAACCGCAGAGCGTCAGAATTCCGCCCGGGTAACTCTTCTGCGCAATCGTATTCGCGCTGTCCCTCTGCTTCGGATCGGCAACTTTCCGTCGAAGTGTGGGACAGTCCCGGATCATCGGAGCGATCCGCATCTTTGAGAATTCCTTCGCGTCGATGATCGTCGGATGGATGAAAAGCACGGAGCCCGGGTCTTGATCGATGATGTAGCCGAGGATGTTGATTTCAGCCTCGGTCTTTCCGACCTGAGAAGCGGCGACAAGGACGATTCTGTGTATCGCCGGATCGTTGAACGCGTCCATCACCTCGACGAGATACGGCGTCCGATCATTTCGCCATGATCCGGGTTCAGCCGCCGTTTCCGGTGAAAGTCGTCTGTGTTTCTCCGCCCACTCCGAAACTGTGAGCTCTTCCGGAGGGAGGAAGCCCGTCATAAGGCTTTCCATAAAGCGGACAGTATTCTGCGCGCTCATTCGTCCTCTGCCCCGTCATACTGCCAATTCTCGCGCTCTCGCACCCTCTCCGCATATCGTTCCGGATCATAGTGATAGCTCGCGAGCTCGCGCATGATCTTGTGTACTTCCCGCTCGATAACAGCGGAGGTTTCGGCGGCAGAGGCGGCGGCGTGCGCATCGACAGCGACACGGCCCGGCAGAGCCATAAGGGCCGAGCGGATTGTATAGATCATATCTTCGGTGATGATACGAACGTCATCGGCCCGGTGCATCGTCCCTTTCAACTCGTCGGCGCGCAGACTCTCGATGGTCGCCTTGGCTTCTTTCAAGCGTGCGTCGTGTACGACCTTCCGAACTTTTGCCTTGTTCAACTCCTCGTCGGAGATTGTGTCCCCTGTGACGTGATCGATATACTGCTCTATGACGTCTCCGATCCTGTATCGCCCTCTCCCACAAGGGACAAGAACGCCGTCCTGCGCAAGCTGCTGGATTCTGCGTCCTGTCTTCCGAAGGATCGCGGCGACTTCCGTCGTGGTGATCTCCGTCTCGGCTGTAATCTGCTCCCTTTTCATAACCGCCCGCCCCGGCTGCAAAATTTCATGATACAGTATAACACACATTCGCCGGACATATCGGACAATATTGCCGAACTCGAAAAAACAATCATCTCTAAATTTCGCTATTTTACATTCGCATTATATAATAATTTTGAAGTCCACCCCGCCCCCTCCATCAAAACGTAACGAAGCCCCGGAAAAAAATTTTGCTGTATAAACGCTTTTCGGGCCTCGCTGCCC